CTTTCCGAAGAAGAAGATAAGTGGGAAGAAATTAAAGAATTTGTTGATGCTTGTTCTTAATTAATTCAGCCAATTTTGCATGACTTTTAAACCCTGCATGAGAGCGATCTGGTGCAGGGTCTTTATGTTTTTCAAGATCTAAATGAAAATCTACATAATCTTCAGTTATTTCTTCCAACAACGGTTGTAAATGTGGAAAACAGCAATGATGTATAACTGGTATATTAGCTCTTTGACACAAAATAACTTGTTTAGCTACTGCACCGCTCCATAATCTTTGTGTTAGTTCTTCATCAGAAAAATATAACATTCCTGCAGCGTGCCAAGCTGCTTTATGTCTTTGATCGTTTTTTCTTTGATTGTTGAGTATTTGTTCTGAGAAAATCCAGTTTCTATAATACTTTTCATTTTTTAACACATGATTAGCTACAAGAAACCCTTGCCAGTGATTAGCTTTTACATCCCACACTTGCCAACGATACTCGCTTGTATGTCCTATAATAATCAAATCAGGTTTTTTCTTGACTGCTTGCTCAACTTGTGCTGTAATAAGATATTCAGAAGCACCGCTTTGAGCTAAGTTTTCTAACTTGCTATTTAGCGTATGACTAACTAAATATGGATAAGCTTGTTGTTTATCATCTAAACCTTCGCCTTCAGTATAACTGTCTCCACAGGATATTATAAACATGAGTGATGAAATCTTTGTAGTAGGCAATTCATGGTCTGCCTCTTGTGATGAAGCACCTGTTCCAGTTTTTGATATTCTTGGCCTTAAAAGACGTTGGGAAATTCCTGGAATTACACTAGATGCACAAGCAGAATACATCATTGATGAGGATTTGACAAGTAGATTTAAAGTTATATGGTTAATTGGGCATCATCATAGAGCTGATCCAGAAGGTACAGGAAAATATTTATTACCCTATCCTTGGGGACATTTAGATCAATACGGAGATCTTGTAAGAGACTTGTGGTTTAAAAAATTAACTAAAATGCCTTGGTATCAAAGAAATGCAGCACTTGCTATTAAAGCGGTACTGGCAGACTGTAATATTGATAATATGCTGATGATTCCTATTTATCGACCTAATACTTTAGAACACCCATGGTTTACAGGACATCCTTGTATTTGGGATTTTTATCTTAGAGATTTTGCTAAACGAGACGGTAATCTTGGTTATGCAGGTCACATGAATCAACGCGGGCATACTAAGTTAGCCCCACTACTAGCATCGGAGGTATACGATAGATGGGGGATTACATTGACCCTCGCTGGCGAGACGCAATTGAGATCGGATTTTCTAACTCGATAGCTAAAAAAGCACATAAAATTGTAGAACATTGCGAAAAAAACTACATTCTTCATGGGCATCAATGGCGTTGTGATGTAGCAGGTAAAGTAGCTATCTTACTAAAACCAGGCGAAGGATATGAGTGGCACTTTGATAATTTAGATTTTGCAGAACGTAGACTAACTACTTCTCGTCCAGGACGTTACTGGACTCATATGATTTATTTAACAGGAGGTAAGCCTTTTGAGATTGGATCATGGAACCCGAAAGGTAATAGAGTCGAGCAGACTGACTTTTCTGCTCCGGAACCCGAAGAGATACTCGTCAGGATATTCCCCGAACCTGGTAAAACGGTGTTGTTTCCATGCTTTATGGTTCATCGTATTCAGCCTGTTGTTGATAATCGTCGTTGGGCATTTGTAGATTTTGTAAACACACCTGATTATTTAGGTAAGACTAAAAAAGATTTAACCCGTATTTTTAATAGGTACTTTGATGAAGATACTAGGCGTAAGCTCCTACCATCACGATAGTGCAGCAGCATCTTTAAAAGATGGATATATTCAAGGCGCAGCACATGAAGAACGCTTTTCCCGCAAAAAATATGACAAGTCCTTTCCAAAAAATACTGTGGAATGGCTTAGAGATACATATGAAGATTGGGAGTTTGCTGCATTTTATGAAGAATCTACTTACTCGCAATTCAAATCTGATATAAGATATATTACTAAAGCACAACCAGTGTTAGTAGATCACCATGAAGCTCATGCTATGAGTTCTATTTTGATGACTGATTGGACTGAGTGTGCAGTGATGGTTATAGATACCGTAGGCGGTAAATTTTCTACATCACTAGGAGTATATGAAAATGGTAGGATTGAATGGCTTAAGCGGTTTCGTTATCCGAACTCTCTTGGTCTTTTCTATAGTAGTGCTACTCGTTTACTTGGATTTGAGCCTCTTAGTGGCGAGTCTCAAGTTATGGCAGCTGCTGGGTACGGAGTTCCTAAGTGGGCTGATCTCATAAAAGATAAAATTGTACACTTTGAAAACGGTGATTATAATCTTCTTCATAATTTAGAGCGTGGAGTCGGGTTTGGTACTCTTGATTGGGACGTAGCAGCTTCTGTACAACAGGTATTCTCTGAAATAGTGTTAAACCTAGCTAATTGGTTACAACAAGAAACAGGATATACTAATCTTGCTTATGCAGGAGGCTGTGCACTAAATTGTGTCACTAATACCTATCTTGCTAAGTTTTCTGCTTGGGATAATATTGTAATTCAACCAGCTGCCGGTGACGCTGGTGCAGCACTTGGAGCAGCTGCTTTAATCGAACGACCTCTTTGGCAAGGACCTTTTATTGGGTATGAAGAATACTCGTCTGTTACTCCTGAAGAAGCAGCACATAGAATTATCAATGGTGAAGTAATTCCGATTATTAATGGACGAGCTGAATTCGGTCCTCGTGCACTTGGTAATCGTACCTTGCTATGTGCTCCAATAAATTCTACTATAGATAGATTAAATCAGATAAAAGGTAGAGTAGATGATACTTGGAGACCTTATGCTCCTATAGTACAAGACAAAGAAGCAGATAACTATTTTGATGTTATTCGACCTTGCACAAATATGCTTTTTACAGCAGACATTAAAGAAGAGTCTAACTTTAAAACTCATGATATGACCGCTAGACTTCAATATATTGATGGATCTCAGCCATATCTTTATAAAGTTCTTGAGATAACTCGTCAATACGGTTATCCTATTCTAATTAACACTAGTTTAAATGCCAAAGGTAAGCCTATGGTAAATAAGAAAGAAGATCTAGATGAAATTCGACTACATTACTGAGGTTGAAACAGAGACCCTAAGAACAGGTAGAACCTATTTTACTCCTGACGGAGCATATCCTTCAATTACAACTATTTTAGGTAAAACAGCTGATAACACTTGGTTACAACGTTGGATTGATAAAGTAGGGGAAGAAGAGGCTGCTAGAGTTTCAAAAGAAGCAACAGATCGCGGAACCCTTGTTCATGAATATGCTGAACGTCATTTTAATGGTGAAGATGTTTGGGACGATCTTCGGCAGGAACGGCTAGATGTTCGTCAAATGAGCAGAGATTTAATTCGTGCTACTGAACGAGGAGTTGAAGAAGTCTGGGGACAAGAACAGGTCCTGTGGTCTAATAAATATCGTTATGCTGGAAGAACAGATATGGTTGGTATCTGGAAAGGAAAACCCACAATTATCGACTTTAAAACGTCAAAGAAGAAAAAGAACCAAAAACAAATTACAGATTACTATATTCAAGGCTGTGCTTACGCCGTCGCTCATAACGAAATGTATGGAACAGGTATTCAAGACGTTGCAATTATAATGACTATTGATGGAGATGATCCTATAATCTTTGAGAAGTCAGCCGTACCATTTTTACCTCTTTTAAAAAACAGGAGACAGATGTTTGATAAGCTGCAAACAAATTCCCATTCCTAAATTAGAAGGAGTCGATATCAACAGGATTATGCTTTTTTATAAAATGGGTAATCAATTCTTTTTAGAGAGATATAATACTCATTCTTGGAAATCTTTTGATCTAATCCATGAAGAAAAAGATTCTCCCATGATGAAGCATTTTCCTGCTATTAAAGATTGGGTTACATTGGTAAAAAAGCATACTGCTATTAAAGAAATTAAAACCTTATATCTGTCTGTCTTAGCCCCTAAAAGCAGTATTCCTTGGCATACTGATAGATCAGATGATGTTTTATCTAATTCTTATATTACCTCTATTGCAACTGATAAAAGTTTTATTGAGTTTGGGAATGATAAAAAATATACTTATAAGACTGGTTATAGTTATGTTATCAGAACAGGTATTAGACACCAAATTATGAATCTGAGTGATGACTATAGAATTACTTTATGCACAACACCAATAGGAGATAACCCATATGCTTCAATGGATAATTGATAAATATGAAGAATGGAAATTTGAAAGAGAATTTCAAAAGAAGAAGAAAGAACTATTAGAAAAAGATCCTTTTATTTATGATTTTAGTAACGATGACAAGAAGAATTAAAAAACCACTGCTAGAATTTTTTGAAAAACAGACTTTGACTGATGGTGAAAAAACCTTTATATTAGGATGTATAAATGCACAGAAAAAATATCCGCAACTAACCCATCGTCAATGGCAAATAGTCTGCGAAATAAAGGATAAATACAATGAGCAAATATCCAGGAGTAAAAAGACTTCCTAGTGGAAGAATTGAATACAGGGGAAAAACATTTGCAGGATTCAACAAACCACGTAAATCAGACCGTCCTGAAAAGAAAGGTATGGTCCTCGCTAAAGAAGGCGATAGAATTAAACTTATCCATTACGGAGACAGTTCTATGGGGCACAATTACAGCCCTGAAGCACGTAAGAGCTTTAAAGCGAGACATGCTAAAAACATCGCCAAAGGTAAAATGTCCGCTGCGTACTGGGCAGACAAGGAACTTTGGGCTGGGCCTAAGGGGTCAAAGAAATTACCACCAAAATCACAAAAATTCACAAGAGGATTAAAGCGTAGATGACAGCTGGGATTGGTCCTATAGAACGATTAAAGGGTTATATTAATTGTAAAAAATGTGGCCACCCCTGTCATTGTGCTTGGGATCAATGCGATTGCAGCTGTGATACTTGTGATTGCGGCACAGTAAAGTCTAAGGAAGATATTCCTACTTCATTTTTTAACAAAAACTAATCTTACATGAACGAAATTAAATTTCATCTTGTTCAAGACTTTCCTGAACAGTTAGTCTTGCCCCCACTATCTTCTAAAAAACTTATTCCAGACTGGTTTAAGAAGATTCCTGGCTACAATGAAGGTGACCAGACTGTTAAAAAATGTGTTCCTTTTATAGATGCAATGTCTATAGGTTATACTCTTCTTTCTCACCTGGATATTGTCATTTATCAACTTGAGAGCGGTGAAGTAAAACTTCACTATTTAGATGAAAAACATGCACAGCTTGTTAAACGTTGGCCGCCTATTGAGACCCATCCTGCAAGGCAAATTCCTGGCTCTCCTATGGAAAACTACACTATTCTTAAATATATGAGTCCTTGGATTATCGAAACCCCAAAAGATTACTCTTTATTATTTCTTCCTCCCATAAACAGACTTGAAATACCATTAGTCCCACTCGTAGGGTTTGTGGATACTGACACCTATTTCAACAATGTAAATATTCCTTTTATCCATACTGCTTTAGAACCTAATGGAGAAAAGCATCTTATACCGGCTGGCACTCCTATTTGTCAGGTAATTCCTATTAAACGTGAAGAGTGGAATGCTAAATATACTTGGTTAGATAAACAACAACTTGATAAGCAAAAATATTCAAGAGAGCTTGTAAATAAAGATAGAGAAGACTGGTATAAAAAACACGCTCATCAGAAGAAACGCTATGACTAGTTGTTTAATTGTTGGAGCAGGTTCTTCTAAACCTCTAGCTAATAAATATCCTCACTTATTCTCTATAAGTGCTAATTTGCATTTTCCAAATGCTAATGTGATATTTGCACAAGATGATCCTATATTAGATAAAATTTTACGAACAGATGTTGAGGGTTTTAATACGCAATGCGTATTTACTACTCCTCAAAAATATCAAAAGTATAAAGACTATAAAAGATGTTTACCTTTTAATTATAGATATTTTTACAATACAAGCAGTCTTTCATCTGGATTAAATGCTATTGTATTAGCACAATTTTTTGGTTTTAAAGATATAGTTCTTGCTGGTTTTGATTTTGGAGAAGTAAAACTTGATTATCAGAAACAGTTTGATACTATCAAAGGTACAGCATCATATAAATTTTTAAAAGAAGATAGGCTCTTATGAAACTAAAACCAGGGATGATTTGTTTTAAAAATCTATTTGATGAAGATCTACATTTTGTTCATGCAGCAAAGTGCGCTTCTCGCACTACTTTAGGTTGGATGGTTTTGATAAGAGAACCTAATCTTATAAAGTCTCATCCAGAATGGTTTAACCCAGTTCCCGATAAAAGAGACCATGCATATAGTGAAATTAGGCGTAAAACAAGAAAAATAAACTTACCTGAAGATGCAAAAATTATCTTCTGTACTAAACGTGATCCCGTAAAACGTTTTATATCTTGTTTTCAAAATATGCACTGGTTAGGGCATATAGGAGATGTACAAACTCTTATAGAAAACTGGGATCAACTTATGAAAGATAATCCAGTTCTCTATACCCACTTTAGAACTCAAACAGAGTTTTATGAATCTAATAAAAGCAGATTCACGTACATTTTTGATCACTCAAAGATGCATGAAGTAAAAGAGTTTTTGGAAGATTACAGTGGTACTAACTTACCAGATTTACACTTACAACAATCTGGGACAAAAGTTGATATTGAACTTACTAACGAACAATTAGATTTTGTCCATAGATGGTATGCTAAAGACTATGAAAATGGATGGTGCTAATGAGAATATTAGTTATGGGACTTCCTGGTTCTGGAAAAACAACTTTTTCAAAACAAGTAGCTGAATATTATAATATAGCACATTTTGAAGCTGATGTTATCAGGCACTTGTTTTGTGATTGGGATTTTTCTGTTCAAGGTAGAAGAAGGCAAGCAATCAGAATGGCTAAGTTAACTGAACTAGCTACAGCTTCTATTTGTGATTTTGTTTGTCCTAAAAATGAATTTATACCTTTTATAAACCCAGATTATATAATCTGGATGGATACTATTGAAGAAGGTAGGTATGAAGATACCAATAAGTTATTTGAACCTCCTGTGAGGTATGATTTAAGGATAAAAGAATGGATTGGAAAAAACCAACTGTCCAAATGCTTGGAAGATGGCAACCCTGGCATGATGGACATACTGCCCTTTTTAAAAGAGCGATTGCCAAAACTGGTCAAGTAGTTATACAGGTTAGGGATATGCCTCGTGATGAGAAAAATCCCTTTGCATTTACCGAGATTACTAATCGTATAATGTCTGCTCTTAGTGTGGAAGGTTTTCTCTATTCAAAAGATTATACAATTATTAAAGTTCCTAATGTTGTGAATATTACCTATGGCAGAGATGTAGGTTATACAATTACCCAAGAACACTTTGATGAAGAGATAGAAGCTATCTCAGCAACTAAAATTAGAGAGGAAATGAAATGAATCTTACCCAATTAAGAGAAGAACTTGCTTTCGATGAAGGAGTTAAACATGAAGTCTATTTAGACCATCTTGGATATCCTACATTCGGTATTGGTCACTTGATTAAAGTTACTGATCCAGAACATGGTCAGGCTGTTGGTACTCCTATTAGCGAAGAGCGTGTCAACGAGGCTTTTGAACAAGATATTCAAGATGTTTTAAAAGACTGTAACAGGCTATACTCAGACTTCGATGATTTACCTGAAGAAGCACAGCTTATAATTGCAAATATGATGTTTAATCTTGGATACCCAAGACTGTCCAAGTTTAAGAATATGAAAGCAGCTGTAGATGCCCGTGACTGGTCTTTAGCTGCAAGGGAGATGCAATCATCTCGTTGGTATAAACAAGTCACTAACCGTGCTCAACGTCTTTGTGACCGCATGAGCGCAATCGCTTAAGGAGATAAAATATGTTAGAAAAAACGTTTGGACTTGCCAAAGCAGGAACCTCAGTGAAAACTGAAGTGATGGCTGGCATCGCAACGTTCCTAACAATGGCTTACATTACAGTAGTAAACCCTGCTATTCTTTCAACTGAAGGAACTGGTATGGCGTTTGGTGCTGTGTTTACTGCAACTATTATTGCGGCAGTGGTAGGAACATTGATTATGGGACTATGGGCAAACTGGCCCATTGCACTTGCACCAGGTATGGGACTTAATGCGTTCTTTGCTTTTGGTGTAGTGTTTGGTATGGGGTACACATATCAACAAGCACTTGCCGCTGTATTTGTAGCAGGTATTGTGTTTATTGCACTGAGTGTTACACCAGCACGAAAGTACATCATTAATAGTATTCCTAAAAGTATGAAACTAGGTATTGGCGCAGGCATTGGCTTGTTCCTTGCTATTATTGGACTTAAGAACGCTGGCATTGTTGTAGATCATCCTGCAACATTGGTTGGACTTGGTGACGTTGCTAGTGTACCAGTTTTGCTTGCAGGCTTAGGCTTTGCGATTATGGCAATCCTAGACAAGCGTGGAATACCAGGAAGTATCATTATTGGCATCCTTGCTACAAGTATTATTGCTTGGGTATTTGGTGTTGCTGATCTTGTTGGTGTAGTTGGTGCTATTCCTAGCCCAGAGCATGCATTTAGCATGGACTTTAGTTTGCTGTTCACAGCAGGCTTTATTGGTACTGCTTTTGCATTCTTGTTTGTTGACTTTATGGATACAGCAGGCACACTTACTAGTGTTGCTAACTTGACAGGTAAAGTAAACAAAAACGGCGAAGTAGATGGCATTGACCGTGCGCTGCTTGCTGACTCAGTTGCTACTTCAGTAGGTGCATTGGCAGGTACAAGTAACACTACTTCATATATTGAAAGTGGTGCAGGTGTTAAAGAAGGCGGACGTACAGGACTTACAGCAGTTGTTGTTGCTGGTTTGTTCTTGTTGTGTTTGGTATTTGCACCATTGGCGCAGAGTATTCCTGCGTTTGCAACAGCACCTGCATTGGTATTCATTGCAACATATTTCCTACGCAACATTGTAGATATTGCATGGGATGATGTTACTGAATATGCGCCAGCAGTGCTAGCAGCGATTATTATGCCACTAACATTTAGTATCGCATATGGTATTGCTATTGGCTTTATTGCTTATGTAGTGATTAAAGCACTAAGTGGTAATACTGAAGATATTAATAAAGGCAGTATTGTACTTGCAACAGTAAGTGTGTTGTACTTCCTAGTCTAAAGTGTAACATTTTTATTATATAATGTTACTTATTGAAGGAGATTAATCCCTTCATTTTACTCAAGGAGTTTTTATGAAAGAAAAAACTTTAAAACTACGAAGATCGAGTATCGATCTTTTTAAGAAAGTTGGGAAAATGGATTTAGGAAACCCCATTATTACGACACTTGTAGGACTTGTTGTGTTCTACATCGGACTTAAAATGTTTTCTAGTGGTATGAAATCAATGGGAAATATTGAACATCTAGCTTACTTTACAAATAATGTAGCATGGATGTTTTTAGGAGGGATTGTGATGACTTTGCTTTGGCAATCATCTTCTCTTTCTACAACTGCAATTATTGCATTAGTAGCATCTGGAGCAGTTCCCTTACCTGCTGCGATTGCTGCAGTGCTTGGGGCCAATATCGGAACGACAGGAACGATATGGTTGGCAGGTGTACTTGTCTCGGACGGTATGCCCAAAGGAGACACCTTGCGAATAGCAATGATGCATACAGGTGCTAATCTCTTTATGGCAATAGCACTCTTACCGTTTGTACATCACATAGGAAGATTTTTAACTAGATTTTAGTAAAAATTAATCATATTTCTGACACAATTGCACCCTTACACCAAAGGGTGCAATTTTTTTGTTTGCTAATGCTCTAGTTAATACATATAATCTACACATGGGAATAAAACTGTTTTTAGTTTCTCTCGTGATGATGGCGGCAATGTCGGCTGGATTTGGTTGGTACTATAAACAATCCCAAGCAACAATTGCTACTTTGAGAGAAAACAATGCAAAACTTGAAGTTGCTGTAGATACTGCTCAAGCTAGTATTGAGACTTTACAGTCTAGCATGGCAAAAGCAAACGAACTAAATCTTCAGCTACAGCAAGATTTGCAACAAGCAGAAGCCTATGGTGATGAACTACGTTCAAAACTTAGCAAGTTGAATCTAGTTGTTGAAGCACTTAAAGATAGCAAAACTTTAGAAGGTAAGATGAATGGCGCAACGGCTAAATTATGGCGCGAATTTATGTCTAACACTGGTAACACTAACAAGCCTGATCTTCCTAGCTGGCTGCGTAGGGAGAACAGAACCGGAAGTGAAAGTAGTGACGAAGGTTCAACAGGTTCAGATACCAACAGTAGCGAGACCGAAACCACTCCAGCTGAGTGATACTCGTATCTTTGTAGTTACAAAAGATAACTATGAGGAGTTTTTAAAAGAGTTTGAAGAAACGTATGGCGAAATAGCTTATGTGGCACTAAGCATGAAAGATTATGAGAACTTAGCTCTCAATATAGCAGATATTAGGCGATATATAGAACAACAGAATGAGATTATAGTTTATTATGAAAAAGCGGTGACTAACGACACCGAAACAGAAGAGGATAAATAATTACCCAGCTCTTCCCCCCAAGGAGACTACAATGAAAAAGCTTTTAGCTATTGTACTACTTTTAGCTGCAACCCCAGTCTACGCAGCTGATCCCATTGTAACAGACTCTACTACAGATTCAACTGTTACTACTACAGGTAGCATGGAGACTACCGTTAAATCCCCTCCACCCTCAGCAATATCCCCGCAGTTTAGCGCAGGTAACAATGACGACCTGTGTACTATTGGCGTTGCGGGCGCCGTTCAAACTCAAATTTTAGGTATCTCAGCTGGTACTACCTTCACAGAGGAGAATTGTGTTCGATTGAAGAATGCAAAAACTCTTTATGATATGGGTATGAAAGTTGCTGCCGTATCAACTATGTGTCAAGATGAAAAGGTCTTTGATGCTATGATGATGGCAGGAACTCCGTGTCCTTATGAAGGTAAAATCGGTGAAGCCGCTAAAATTGGTTGGGAATCTCACGAAGAGACTCTACGAGTAAAACACGGTGCTGAGGAGAAGGTTGATGTTAAAGAAACTGCCACTTTTGGTGGTATGGGTCTTCTTGCCTTGCTACTCTTACTCTGAGAGCATTACCCCTTACTATGGAACTACCCCAAACGCTGCTGATAATACTTATCAGTGGGTGATGGATCATGTCTTGCCTGAACCACCCGGTTTAGATATAAACGGTGTTTTCTATAGCTATACTCCCCAGAAAATAACAGAAGACGACTTCAAAGTAACAGTTGGTAATAAAAATGCAAATAATACTGATGATATTTGGAGCGATACAGAAGACTGGTCTGGCAATCCAGGCGGTATCGAAGTTCGTAAAGTAATTGGTTTACCAAACGTCCCACGAGAAGCATGGGGAGATGGTTATATTGTAACTGAAGGAACTGGAACTGTTAATGATGCTACTGTTATCTATTCTTACAAGGTTGATCCTTGTTTTGATCCACAGTTTGATCCTAATTGCCCAGGATATGTAGCACCTTTGCCTCCACCACCGCCTGAGATTGAGATTTATGATGCAACTGAAGACGAAAATGTAGTTCTTAATGACGATCAAAAATCTTTAATAGATGCTAATGAAGAACAACTTGATAAAGAAAAAGAAGAAGAAGAGGAAGAAGCAAAAGAAAGATTGAGAAAGTATCGT